TCTACAACTTCAATGTATCCTTTATCTAATACATCTATTTTCATATTATAACCTTTAATTAATAATATATATTAAGTTTTTTTCAATAATGACAATTTTTTTTCTAAAGTTACTGGTGTGTCTTTTGATGGTCTCCAGTATTGTAATGGGAATAAAATTTTATTGATTCCTTTAAATAGTTTTTCGTTGAAATCTATTGTTTTTAAATTTCCTAAAATGACATTTTCTTTAAGTCCTGATATAATCCAATCAAGCTTTATTTTATCATATAAAGTTAAATCTTTATTAAAATCTTCTTTTGATATTTCAAAAACTTTAGCATTTACATCATTTGCTTTTTTTACAAAATATCTCTTAATAACTCCTTTAGTATAATCCTTATCAGTTACATCGAGTGTTATATTCGATGGATATACCTCTCTATTAACTGATGTAATATTAGTATATTGTTCATATAAATCAAAATCGTTAACTCTTATTAATTGTCTTACATATTTTGAAGTTATTAAATTTGTAAAATATAATTTACTCTTATCTGTTAAATAATAGACTGAATATGTTTTATTTTTAGGTACGATTGAACCATTATCTGCATACACAAAATTTAATTTGTTAGTTAACAAACCTTGTGTAGTTCTTTCTAAATTCAATTTTACATATTCAAAATATTTTGACATATTATCCTCCAGAGTATAATAATTTTCCATTTCGATCAACTAGCTGTCCAGTACTTAAATTATGAAAATATACTCCAGAATATCCAATTTGGGTTAAATAAGGATGTGGATTTTGTAATGTAAGTTTTTTCACAATGTTATCACCTTGAAATGTTGGGCCTTGAGCACCCGGTTGTGGTGCATGTACTCGGCCCTTACCTTCGGTATTTAGTTGATTTCTTGCTGTTAAATCTTTTTTAATACTTTTTGCAACTTTAATATCGTTCATAAGTTCTTTAATTAAATTGTCAACATTTTCTTCAGCTGTGTATATCTCTGAATATAGTCCATACAAAGTTGCTCTCATTTTACCATTCAATGTTACTGTCCAACCCGAACTATCTACAGTATGATTTACATCAAAACATTGAAATATAGCTTCTTTTTGATATCTAGTTGGTACATAGTTAGAATGATATGAATTTCCAGGATATATGCCACCTATACCATCAATTGATAATCCTAATTCTAATGGTATTAATACAGGTATATTATTAGCTCTTGACTCACCATGATAATCAAGTAAATACCTCATACCTTCAATAAAATTTGGTTTTAGTTTCATATTACTGTCATATCTTTTTTCGTATAAGCTTAATATTTTATCAATTTCTTCTTGAGTTACTTCTCCGCCGCCTTCTTTAGGTGCACCTATTAAATTGTCTAGATTTTGTATAAATGCTCTAAAATCTTCACCGTCACCTCCAAACGTTGCAGGACTAGCCAATCTACCTAAATAATCCGGTGTTGGTGGTGGGGGTGCACCGTTTTTAATCTCTTTTATCAACGTAACACCCATCATAGCGATAGGTTGTTTGCCCTTTGCTGCCCATCGTTTAAATCCAGCAACAATGTTTGGCCATGCCCAGGTGCTTTCCATTTCTGGTATTTTTGAGTCTTTAATTTCTTTAATTTTTTCTTGTAGATCCTCTTGAATAAATGTTTTTACACCTTGAAATAAATCTTTTGCAAAAAATCCAGTTTTTAAGTCTACACCATCAGTAAAATTTAATGGTCCACTTTCATCACCTTGACTTTTACCAAGTTTAATACCACTATCACTTATTCTGAATGCTAAGTCTGCATTAGATTTATAGACATCTTTTGTAGTTTCCATTTTACCCAACGCACCTGCAGCTCTACCTGTAAGAGACATATTTTGATCACTACCTTGTAAATTAGTATACACATCTAAATTTACTCCATACATAGCCGCCATTTGCATTGAACTTGGTAATTTTGCAGATAAATCTTGTTTTTTTACAATACTATTATTTTGCCAAACTGGAAAGGTAAATACTCCATATGTAGTCAACTCACCCTTGTCATTAAATTTACTTTTTTGTTCTTTAGGATTAAAATTTATATCCCAATTATAAAATGTTAGATTAGTATCTATAATTTTTATTCTATGTGATTCAACTGGATCTGCTTCTAGTGTTAAATTCCATAAGTTATGGTCTTCTAACATACCATTAAACATATTTTCAAGACCTACTTTAATAGTTATATTTTCTGTAAAGTCGAAACATTCCTTTAAAAAATCAGTATGTACTAATATATTTCTTAAATAACCCTCTCTCTTATTTTTATCAGGTACTGCAAATGAGTTAAATATTTCTTTGTTGTTAACAATTTTGGCCAAAACTGCAATGTTGTTCTTCCCACTATCTACTTTTTGGTGTAAACCTACTTCAAATTGACCAGGTAAAATATATTTTTTAAGATTTGTACTTTCTAAAAATTGATGATTTTTTATTTTAACAGATTCGAATGTATTAGTTGGTTCCTCATTTTTTATAATCCTATTAACTGATCTAAATTCATTAAGTATTCCTACAGCTTCATTAGCATTATCTTTAGAAATCATCGCACAAAATTTATTTAAAACGTTATCTTCAAACCATCCCCATCTAACCCAACCATCAAAATGTAAAATTCCTTCCTCATCTGCTTCTTTTTCTTGTCCTCTCGGCATTTCTACAATAAAACTATTCTTTACATAGTTATAATTACCTGCTACCTTATATAGATCATCCTTTACAAATTTACCTTTTTGGTGCCGAGACCACATTTCATCTTTACCTGTCTGTGTATTTACTTCTTTTTGTATTACGTCCCGAGTAACTAAATTACGTAACCAGCCTCCAAACCGTGTCATAAAAATACTAAAACTTAAATCGCTGTCATAAAAAATTTGTTTTAATTGTTCATCATCATCTTTTACTTCATTCAATTTTCTCAATATTTCATTTGGACTATCTTTTTCTTTTATATTGTAAAGTTTTAATCTATTAGCCGATCTTCCAGATATTGAATTACTATTTAATATATTTACTCCTGTACTAACTATATCTGTTTTACAATCAAATCCTCCATCATCACGTGAAGTATATTCAAAATTTTTAATTACGCCATTCATAAAATCAAAATCACCTTTTGAAGTAGTTATTACTTTTCTATAATCATTAAATCCAGTTTCATCTATTTTACCTTCTGAATTAATAAGTGTTGGTAAATGTTCAAATTGTTTTTTATTATAAACCCAACCCCACTCTAATGCAACAGTTTTACCATGTGCTAAAAAATGTGTCATTAATCTATCTAAATCTTCAAATGACCAACAACTCCAACTAATAGTTGCAGTACGTAACGCGCGAACTCCACCTTTAAATTGAACATCTATTGATTTTATACCGGGCATAGGTCTTTTTATTTTGTTTTTACCGACTATTTCAAAATCTTTCGTTGGGTCAGTTGAAATATACTCTCTTGGTCCGTATATTTCATTATAACCTTTTACATAATCTTTGTAAATTTTTAAATTTTTATCTGCCTTTTCTAATAACTCACCACCCATCATAACCACAGGATGTTCTTGACCAGAAGTCATACGAATAAACGTAGTACGAGTTGCCATATCTTGCAACTGTAATTCGTCTGCCTTTGATGGTTGTCCTATATATTTTTTACCTCTACCCAAAACTCTCATCTTCTCAAACAAACGTTCTTGGATAGGTTTTGCTATCGGTGTTAAATTAATCATAACTTTTAGTTGTTTAGGTTATTGAAATCTTCTAAAACTTTCGATACATTTCCTGGTATTCTAATTTCAGTATCTTGTGGTACAAATACTTTACCTTTTAATCCATTTGCTTTTGCTATTACCCACCATAAAGTAACATCACCATAAAATCTATGTGCTAACATATCTAATCTTTCACCAAAACGAGGATAAATGAATTGGTCATTATCTGAAATTGGTATATCAGGATAATAAGTAGTTTTATATACTCTAAACCCACTTTTATCTCGTTTTACTTTTGTATTTGAATATCTTGATGGCATTACTGTGGTTGTCCTAGTTCACCAAATAACTTATTAATTTTAAATCCATGTCTTGTAGGGTAACCTGTTTCATTTACTGTATCCCATCCAGGTGTAACATCTGTAAATGTACCAATACCATCTGTTTTATAAAACATTTCATTCTCGTCTTTTAACCACGGTAACTCATAATGTTTACCAACTTGATTTGGTAAGTATTTACCAATATAAGTAAATGAACAATTTGCTTGAATATACTTAGGTAATTTCCAATCATCTATTTCCCAAGTAGTACCATCTTGTACTGTTAAACTTAACTGAGATAAAAATCCTGGAGTATCTTTGTACATATCACCAATTGTTAATTCAATAAATGGTGCTATCATTCCCATACCTCCACCTGATGGAGCCCAGCTTGGATAAACTAATCCTACTAAATAATTTAATTTTTCCCATAGTACAGGTAATTCACTTTTTGATTTAGGATATATATCAAATGTAAATGATATTTCTCTGTTTGTACCTTGATAAACATAAACTTGGTCTGGTCTACCAACATATCTTTCTGCGGCAAACTCTGGTGTCATATTATCAGTAATACCACTTAATAATGCTCTAAATACAATATACTTGTTATTGTTAACGTCTTTAAATCTAAATGGTACAAAATCACTATTTTCTGATTCTTTTAATTCTTTATCTGTTTTACTACCATATGGAACTAAATTAACTAAATCAGCTGTTATACCTTTGGCATCGTTGTTAGGTCGTTCTACTCCTTGTTGTCCAATTGCTCTAACTTGTTCAGTATTTTCAATATCTTTTAAGCTAGGTTCACCCCCGATACCTATAACACTTTTAAGGGCTCCAAGTGCATCTAATTCTTTATATCTAGCATTTTTTTTATGAGAACCTAAATGTAACATCTCAAGTGCGCTACTACCAACAAATCCCTGTCGTATAATATCACTTGCAATTGGTATATCTATATGTCGTTCAAAATGTAATAGTGGTACTGTATTTAATAACGGTGATATTGGATTATATATATTTGCTCTTGCACCTAAATCACCACCAACGTTCATTGCCTGCAAACCATATTGTTTTACTGTAAATCCAGGATTTTCTGTTAAGAATTTAAATGTACGTACTGAATCTCCGGCAACTCTACCTGCTAATGTTCCAGTTCCACCTCTGACTAAACCCATATCACCTGAGAAGAATCCGCCTTCTGGGCCCCATTTATCACCAATTTCTTTGATTACATATGGTTGAGTTGAGCCAAATTTATCGTTTCTAATACCTAATGTATCATTAGTTCTTTGTCCTCTTGCGTAATAACTATCTTTTATACTATCCCAATGTATTTCTAACTTTGAGTTACTTCTATCTAAAGGAACTTGAAATTTATTTTTTTCGTCATATTTAATTTCAATATTACCGTTAGCATCTCTCATATTAGTTCTTGGTAAAGTTGTATCAGTTAAGTTTCTCTTAACTTTTACTCGTATTTGAGATAAATCTGATTTTAAGTCTACTATAGCCATTATGATGTTCCTATATCACCAAGTCTATTGACTTGTTTTTCACTACTTCCAAGTAAAGCACGTAATAACTCATTAGTTTCTTTCATATCAACTTTAGCTCCTCCAGCACTTAAAGGAACTACTGCTTCTGGACCTTTTTCACCAACCATAGCTAAAGTAGGTGAATTTACAATTCCACCTCCTGCAAGTTTTGGAACTTTTGTTGAATTCATAATACTATGAGCTGATGCGCCTATTCCTGCGCCAACTAGTCCACCACCTATACCACCTTTAAGAGCTCCTTTCAACGATGCTTTAACTCCTAAACCCATTGTTAGAGCGCCTATTATCGCGCTTGCTATACCTATAGCTGCTGCTCCAATACCTACATACCATTTAAATTTAGATTGTGTTTCTTCATTTCCTGCTTTTTCAGTTCTAACCAATGCACTTAATTTTTCAACTGAAAGTCCTACTGCTCCTGCTAATGCCTCTCTTTGTATAACATTCATTTTATTGAATTCAGCTTCTGAACCTGCAAGTCTTGTAACTTCTTTCATTAAACCTTCAGTATCACCTGTGAAAGCTAATTGTCTTGCTCTATCAACATTTATATTTCTACCTAAAAGAACTTGAGCTTCCATTTGTTTTTCAATAGAACTTTCAAAGTCAAGTAATGAATTAGATATACTTGCTACATCACCTAAATTAATACCAAGTTTTTTAGCGTGTAAAGCAGCATTCATAATATTTTGACCACTATCTTTCATAAACTTAGCAGTAAATTCTGCATTACCTGCAATATCAGCCATTACACCTTTAATTGGAATGCCTGCTTGTTGAGCCATTTGTTTTGTAGTTTCAATCTGACTCATCAACTGTTCATTACTAAGATTTGATGTAGCAGCCATTAAACCAACAGTTTTAGCTAAATCATCTGCTGAAGTACCTGTTAAGAAACTAAACAATTTCATTCTACCAACTAATTTCAATGAGGAATCATTAATTGAACCAAATTCTTCTGTTACAGCCTTTAATTGTTCTCCAAAAAATACTTGAAACCCTAAACCTACAGTTTGGCCCATATCAAGACCAAGTTCAGTCATAGTATCAAATGCTTTTTTACCAAATGCTAATATACCTGCTCCAAGTAAAGACCCACCTACTTTACCAGCTGCTCCAAGTTTTTGCGCACCTGTTTTTGCTATTTTATCTGTAGAACCATCTGCTGTTTTTCTTAATGATTTTTCAAAAAATTCATTATACTGGTCAATATATGGTCCAAAAGTATCAAATACACCAGATAGAGCTTTACCTATACCTGGAATAGCTCTAAGATATTTATGACCTGCATTATATTTTTCATTTATTGAATTTACAGAATTTTTTATTTGTTTATCTAATGCAGTTTCTTCGTTTTTCTGTTTCTTTTTTTGTTTAGTAACTTCATTTTCAACTGCAGCTCTTTCTCTAACAAATTCTACTGCCTTTTTATATGTTTCTAATTGGTCTTTATTTAACTTATCTAGTTTATCTAAATCATCCTCTAATGATTTAAAGATTTTATCTAATTCTTTAGCTGCAACACCCATATCTGCAAGAGCTTGTTTATTAGCCATTATGAATTCACGTGCTACATTTATATTACTTTGTGCTGCCATATATTTTTCTTTTTAGTTTTATTACATACCAAGTGATGTTAAGAGTTTATCCATTTCAGGATCTTTTTTTCTGTCCACATCAAGTTGGCGTAATGATTTTTCAGCCGCATCTAATTTCTTTTTCAAATTAGGGTCACGTTTTAGTTGTTTTACAACTTTAGAAGCTTTTCTTTTTGCCAGAGCTTTAATTACCTTACCTAAAAACTCATTTAAGGTTGCTTCATTTTTATATGTGTATTTTCCTATTCTACCGGACATTATAAACTCCTATAAGATATATAGACTCAATTATAAATATCATAAATAGTAAAATTTACTTTTTGAAATGTTGATTAACTTTTTTTTGTTGTTTTTTGATGTCTTCTGTTTCAGTCTTGTATTGTTTATCTAATCTCTTAAAATAAAACTGACGCAGATAGATTGGCATGTTATATACTTCATTAAAAGTGAAACCACCCTTACCAAAATATATTACCTGAAAGATTTGTTCGTGAATTTGTGGTTTATCTTTAGATTGTAGGCCAAAGAAACTGAGCAGTCAATAAGACCGCTACCTCCTTCTCCACACCATTTGGTTGAGTAACTGTTACACTCATATCTACGTCTGGTGTAACTTCATTAAGATGTTTTCTTAATGCTAAACTATCTACCGCTAAAAGTTCATTATCAATAAAATTATTAATATAACTTTTTTCACCATTACCATCTACTGATACAATAATAAACTTATATCTTGAAGTTATCTCTGATTGTACTTGACTATTAACTTTTGAAATAGATTTCATATATGCTTCAATATCTTTTTGTATTTTACCCGTCATTAATTGTATAATTATCTGTTTTTTAGAAAAAGGTAATTCAAAATCAAATTTATTTGTACCCTCTGTAAAATTCGAATAATCTATTTTCACTTCATTAATTTCAGTTAAATCAATTGTTGTAGTTTGTTCATTACCATTATCATCAAAATACATCATTTCATAGTCTTTACCATAACCTAATATTCTTGCAGCTAAAATTAGTGCATTCTTATCACCAATAAGTAAATCATCAAGATTAATAGATTTATCTACTACTAAAGATTCTAATAACTTATCAATAACTATATTTTTTTGTATAAGATTAGGTGAAGTAAGAATATCTTCTTCTTTTGCTGTCATATACTTCATTTCCACTTTGCCTGATGCAAGTGGACTGTCTTTAGGATAAAAATATCCCTTAGACGGTAATTCCACTACTTCAGTAGGGAATTTACTTTCGTTAGCCATAACTGACTCCTTTGTGATTAAAAATTAATAACCTATTAATATATATAACTAATTTATTAATAATCAAATTTTATTTTGAAGGCATTACCTTATCTTTAATTGGTTTTAAAATCATATCAAAAACGATATCATCATATTTAGTAGGTGTAAGTTTTACGATTTTTTCTAAAGCGTAAATAACTACTAAAATATATTCCCAATTTGCTGCTATAAATTCAGTCATTTTTATTCTCCGTTAAATGTTTAAACTTGGGTGTTGTTTTTTATGATGAGTTTCACATAAAACAACTCCACTTACTTTACTATAAATATGATAATCCACTATTTTTTCTACTGGATTATTATCTTTTACAAATCTTTTTAATATATCAGCCATTCTTTCTTTATCATGGTGAACGTGAAGATTATTATTATCACCACATTCCTCACACTTAAATTTCGCTTTCTTTAATATTGGAAATTTCCAATCTTTGTATAATTTATTAGATGCATATACTCGAGCTGATAATGGGGATGTTCCACCTTTCCATTGTGAAGAATCTTTTCCGTATAACGTAGGTATTGTACCATTCAATCTATTCTGTTTCATATTCTCGGAACGGATTTTTCTACCTTCCTTTGACCTGGCCCATTTATGCATATTTATCATATTATTAGCAACTCGTTCATCTGTTTCAGCTGTTAAACCTTTGTTCCAAACTTTTCTTTCACCATTCTTAAATTGTTCTCTTCTGGTATTTGCTGAGTTTTTTATTGCTGTTGGATTGTGTCCCCAATTGTTATGGGCTCTGGAATAATGTCCTTTTGACCATTCATTTTTAACAGTATCCCCACATCCACATTTACAATATTTTTTCATAACCACTTAAAGTAATACTTTAATCAAAATTGGAGGATTGCGAAGTCATACTTTAATGTTAATGTTATCTCTGCAGGATCACTTGATGCATAATCTAAATCACCAAAGTTTGCAGTTTCAATATATGTACCTTTTAATGTCCATTCTTCCACAACATCACCAACTGGACCTAACATATTAAATGTAACATCTTTCTTATAAAAATCTGAGTATCCATCACGACCAGTTACAGACTCATGAGATAACCTAATCCATTCCATAACTGCTTGTGCTGCAGAAGGAACAACGGGGTCGTATAAAGTAATATCTACTGGTTGCCAAGCTCCTTTACCTTTAATATACCTTTTAACATTGATGTGGTCTAAAACAATCTCTTCAAACTGTATTTGAGGTCTGTTGGCAGTTTTTATTAAATAAGCAGGTACACCTTCGATATACATAATAAACCGATTTTTAGTTTTCGGCTCAAACGGTGTAAACATAATTTCTGAAGGGTCTAATGTAGCCATTTCTTTAATCTCCTAAAAGTCTTTTATTCATACTCATAAATAAATATCAATTAAATAAATTTTCAATAATTTTAGTATAAAAAGAAAAACCCCACAATAAAGTGAGGTTTTTCTAGTATACGATATACGTTATTTACAAGTCAAACTTACTCAGGAAACGCTGCTCCTGTTGGTTGTACGATGAAGTCTAATACAATAAACTCAGCTGTACGTGTTGGTTGAATAAATATTTGTCCAACCAATTGATTTCTATCTATTACATCTGGTGTATTATTAGAATCATCCATTACTACTCTAAACGCACTTAAACCACTATTTTGTTGTACTTGTTCAAGATAAGGATTCACAATATTCAAGAAACGATTTCTCAATGCTTGACTATTTTGTTCGAATACTAAGTATCTTGATGCACTTGCAATAAACTTTCTCATTGCAATCAACAATCTACGAACATTAATTCTATCTAATGCTGATGGTTTAGATTGTAGTGTTTTCTGTCCAAAAACAACAACGCCTTGACCTGGGAATGAAGCTATAGGATTGATTCTATTTTCATATAGATCATCTCTTTCAGCGTGAGTCAATCTTGTTTTAGCTTCTAATACTGTAGTTAATCCACCACGATTCAAACCTGCTGGTGCGAACCATTCGTGAGCTACTTTATCAGTATATGCTATTGTACCAGGTAATACTACTGAAGGTGGTACCCAAACTGGTCTTGAAGTATCTCTATCTTCTATCTTAACCCATGGATAATAAGTACCTGCATAATTAGTATCTATTGCTTTAATTGTTGATTTAACTGTTGATATTGAATCACCATATCCTGCTGCATCCATTATATAAAATGCATCAGCACGAGATTCTACTTTAGATATTGCATGATTAGTTACAGCTGAATGTAATCCATGAATTATACCTGGTGTTACTAACAAGTTAATATCAAATTCATCAGGATTGCTAATTGCATTAATTGCTCGTTTATAAGCTACTGAACCACTAGCAGTAGAACTTTGACAATCAAACCCTTGTGTATTTGAATTTACAATATCACTACCTACATAATAAGGTGTTGCTGGGTTTCTTCCGTCAAATCCCCATTGCATTGGAACAACAAACTTCAACTGTTGTGTTGCTGAACCACTTAATGATAATGGATTACCTGCTTTAGAATATGTAGAGGATATTGAAGAATCAAAATCATCATTTCCATACATATCAGAAAGACTCATGGTTACATTATTACCTGCTGCCGCAGCATTTGCTATCGGAGCTAAGTATTGCATGTTATCATCTTTAACATATTTAGTTATTAAATCAATACCATGTGCTACGGATGCATCAAATGTACCATTAGCATCAGTTTGAGTTGTTTTAAACGATGCTGATGGTATTCTAGTTGCTCCAGGACTTGGATTTTTAACTGCAGCATGTCCAAATGGAACTACAGATTTTGGAAATCTAAATACTCCATCTTCTTCCATATCAGAAAAATCACCAACTCGTATAAATTTACTTAAATTTGGATAACTACCATAATAAGTTAATTTACCATTTGAATCAATTTCAACCCATCTATCACCAATTCTCTTTGCAAAATAACTTGGTGAAGCCGGATCTAATGTTAAATTGTCAAACTCTTCTAATACATTTTCATTACCAACATCAACAACATGAAGTGAAAATTGTCCATAATCAGAACCTGCTATATCATCTGCACTTTTAACACTTAATATTTTAATTTTATATGAAGTATTTATTTCAGTACCATGTGAACGACTATATACTCTAAACAGACTATATTTCTGACCACCGACTCTTTGTGAATGTATTACTGGTGTTCTTGCGAACATATAATCTTTATTTCCAGTAAAGGATGATTGATTACCTTTACTATTAAAAGATGTTGCACCTCCTTGAAAGTCAAATCCATCACTTGTTACTAATACTGATGCACTAATAGCTGAAGTTCCTGAACCACTTGTGTTCATTGCAAAATTCTTGAAAAGTTTATATACATAAACTGAAGAACTGTTTCCTCCAGATTTTGTAGATTGTGGGTCTGAACTAATAACATCACTTACAAAATTAGCACTTGATGTATCAAATGATAATGAATAATTTTCTGCTGAAACATCACTACCCGAAACTGTTAATGTAAAAGATGACCAACTAGCTCCTGCGGCCATTGTTGATGCTTCCAAATCACCTGTTCCACTTGAACCTCTTGATGGTGCTAAAATTGCTACAGACCTTGTTGGTTGGCCCAAACCATGAGCTAACAATTCAAGTGAATCAACTTTATATCCACCTAATCCAAGTACTCTAACTACAGTTACGGTTCCTGCACTTCTTAAATATTGTTCTACCGTGTATGGTGTATAAAATCTATTATCAACTCCGCCAAACATTTCTTCAAATTCTTGAAAATTTGATACTTGTGTAGGTGTAAATGCTGGGCCTTTCTTTGTCGGACCAATTATTGCTGCACCGATTTCACCTATTGCTTGAGGAAGAAATGATAAGTCTTTTTCACGTGTAAATACACCTGGTGAAACTATCCTCTCTGCCATATTTTTTCTCCTAAAATCTTGTAATTAAAAACTATATATATTTACTCTACTATAAGTATAAAGTAAATCACCTAAAGTATACGTTTTATATAACTTTTTTAATTTATTACTAATTTATTGAGCAACTTGGGGAGGTGAGGGTGTAAATACTCCTGTTTGTGGGTCTAATTGACCAGGACCATACTTTTCATTCAACTTTTGAACTATATCACGTTCTTCCTGTTGAACTGCTTCGTACTCAGTTTCTACCTCAACTTGACGAGCTTCAAGAGCTTCTAATTGTTGATTTAGTAATATTCTTTGAACTGAAAGTTGTCCTAAGTTTGCCTGTTTTTCTTGATAATTTGTTTGTAACGTTTGTAACGATTGAAGTTCTTCATCTGTAAACTTCATTTCTGTTGAATCTACAACTTTTGTATCTTCGGCCATAACTATTTCTCCTATATGTGTTATAGTTTATTATTTATATAAATATTAAGTTTTATTCTAAAAATTGATTTTTTTTATATTTCAATAACCTTATAAGTTCTTCCACTTGAATCTGAATCACTTAGCTCTGTTGCTTTTGCATTTGCATCTGATTCATTATCAAATTCCCATAATTGCATATTACTAGAAGATGCAATATAAAATTGTCTTTTTGCCCAAGGAGGGTCTGTAAAAGTTGCACTTGAACTTGGTGCTGGATACATTTGTTTTACTACTCTAAAAGGCATTTAGTTTCTCCGTTTAATATAAATATAATCAAATAAATATTTCCTTCAAATGATTTATTCTTAATTGTGGTAATATTGTTGGTTTTATACCTAATTTATCTTTCACATCTAAACAAAATGTAGCATCTTCTGATACATTTTCCTTATATTTACCTATTTCTACTAATCGTTGTTTAAAGTATGGGTATTCTAACTCTTTTAATATATCAGTAGATACTTTAGTAAATCCAAATCCACAATAATCTACTTCAAATGGTTCTCGTTGATTTTGTATTTTTGTTGAGTTCCAAAAGTTCATAGTACCTTGTTTTTTAAAGTCATCTTCATTCCAATCTGCAATCATAGCAGTACCACTTAAATCTTTTACATACCAACCTGCACAAAATGGTGAATCATATTCTAATAGTGTAACTAATTGCGAATAGTTAAATGATTGGTCTGCATCAATCCAAACTAAGTAATCTGCTTTATTTATTAGTTTATTTGGGTTTTGAAATCCACCACCATCAGTACATAACCAATTTCTTGCATCAGCATGTGTTCTACCTACTACAGTATATATCTTTCCATCTAATTGTGGACACCACTCTTGTAAATTTAAGAATTGTGGTAATAAACGACCACTTATTGTGTTGTATATTGGTATACAGAATGCGTATTTCATAAAACCTCTTTAAGTATAAGTATAACGTTATAATTCCTTATTTACTTTAAATATTTTCAATTTTGTCTTGTACTGTTTCTTTTGTTAAAGCCATTATGCGTTCTCCAATGCTTCTACTTTAGCCATTAAATCTTTTACAACTTCTACTAAACAACTTATTGTTGCTCCTGAATCTCTACCCCATCTGGTCACAATTTTTTCCTGCTCAGGCGTTTCATATATTCCTTGGTCAGCAAGAGTTTTAGTATCCTCTGTTACTGGAACCATATCATATTCTCCTACAACCTTTAAATAATCGTGTAATTTTGAATGGTCAAGCTGATGTTCTTTATCATCTACTTTATATTCCCCATCTGGTAACTTTGAGTGTGAAAGTATTGCGTCTTTAGCTATATCTAAAGTTAGTGGATAAGGTGTATATTCTGATGCTGCGTTGTATGATATAGTTCCATTGAAATAACGGTCACCATTATTATTAGCATATCCTGATACATCAGCATATTCTGCAGTGGTTGGAAATGCAATAGTTTGTGTTATTGTACCTGAATAAGCATCGGCCGCTGGAGTTACTTGGGTGGCAGTACCCCATTTTTCTAAAAGATAACTTGTAAAAGACCCAGCAGATGGTGCCCCGCTTATTTGTACTTGTAAATACAAAGTAGTACCATCTCGCCTTAATCTTGCTCCCTTTATACCGAATGAATTATGATGAGTTTGAGCTAACAATCTTATATATTGATCATATCCATAATTATAACTGCCATTATACATATTCCCGCACTCAAGTATTGCATATCCGTGATGACAACAACTCCCTACCGTAAGACTGTTCCAGTAAAACAGAAATTTTGCTCTATGACCACCAGCACCACCCATAGACCCAATAGAAACCCAATCATCGGCACTAAACCCATTTGCAGATGCAGCTGTAGAAGCATCACCATTCGCTGTTATACTTTTAACAATTGTATCTCCATTAATTGTTACATCACCAGCAAATGTGGCTTTTTGAGAACTGTCAAGGGTTAAAGCATTAGCACCACCAGTAGTAAATCCAATATGGTCTGCCTGAGTTCTATACATTCCTGTATCATAATCTGGCCCTGGCTGAAATGTCAAACTTGGAGCAGCGGCACTCCCCGCCCCTAAAGCAAGTCTATTACTATTCATCGCAACTGGTGAATACATATCAATTACAGAATCGCTAATATACATATTAGTATCACCACCTGAGGTAAATGTGGCGTTGCCTGAAGTATCAATGGTAAGCCTTGCATTAGTATTTAAATCACCATCGGAAGATATTTTAAATTTGTCTGAATCACTATTGTCAAGTCCTACTACCCAACGCTGTGTACCTGTTTCTAAAAATTGAATAATTGAATCACCAGTACCTGCGTTTTCTATTGTTATACCTGCCGTAGAATCGGTAGCAGTTGAATTTTCATAAACGTGCAAGGTGCTTACAGGAGAAGTAATCCCAATCCCGACGTTGCCTCCATTTGGATTTATTGCTAATGATGCCGTAACTTGTGAATCGGGATAATCAGATCGGGCTTGAATAGTCGAATATCGCGATTCAACCTCTGAGTGAAATTGACTCTGTAATTCTAAATAACCCCCATAAGTTCTCGTTTGGTCTGCTCCAATTACTGCTGAGGTATAAGTAGTACCATAAGTAGGGTTGCTACTCCAATCATTACCAATATTTATAAATGGCCCTATACTTGCTGAACTCAAACTATTAATAATGTGTAATTTTACATCTGGACTCGTTGTCCCGATGCCGACATTACCTGAAGCACTTATAAACATAGCAACTGTACTACTTCCTGAACCGCTTACTTTAAATCTTATAGGAGCTTTATCTGTTGTACTTTCTAATGTAAATCCTTCTGAAGGTCCACCAGAATATCTAATTGTGCCCTTACCATAGCCACTTCTTTCTAATACTATTCCAGCATCGTGGCCACTTGTTAATGAATATAAATGTAAAGTATTATTAACAGTATCTGGACTCGTTGTCCCGATACCAACATGGCCACTATCAGCAAAAGTTGTATAATTATTAGCATCAGTTCTTAATTGAAATCCGTCTGCACTAAATATAATATGTCCTGCGGCATTTCCTGTTGCCGTATTAAATCTAAGATTAGCTGTCGTACTTGATGTTTCTTGTTTAAGATTAAGTAAAGATGCTTCATCTACAGTTGAATTTGAGCCGGCACCTCTTACATCAAGTATTGCTTTACCTACGGGTAATGTTGCTGCACTTGTTCCAACATGAACTCTCGCAAACGAACCAGTT